TTACCATTTACAGCAAGAGCTGGAGTGTAATCAAGAACACCAGAAGCAGATAGTGCAGCAGCCACATCTGAAGAACAGATTAGGAAGTTACCCTTACCGCGACGAGTTTCACGTGCAATTACATTAGCTTCACGCTGGATTTGTACCAACAAGCCTTTGTACTTCTCTACAGACCAACGACCGTCAGCATCTGTGTTAAGATCAAAAGTTCCGGCAGTTGTTAGGTCACCTTGTTGTGCGCCCAATTTAGCTTTCATGTTGATCGTACGGATAACTTCGCGGTTGATTTCAGCAAGAATTTCTGCAGACAAGATGTTTGCAAGTTCTGCTTCAGCGTCTAGACCGTGCACAGCTTTAAGATCTTGTGCAAGTTCCATTGTGTACTCAGCTTTCAAAGCACGAGACTTTGCAGTCACAGTAGCTTTTTCGATTGAGAACGCCATTTCAGGGAACGCGTTTCCAGCAGCATCGCCAAGAGCTTCAGCAGTTGCTGTAGCCATACCGGTACCAGGAGCGTATTCCGCAATAGTATCAGAGTCGTTACCAACAGAACCACCAGAAGCAGGATCATCTCCAGCAAAAGGATCGTTGTTGCCAGCGTCTGCAGAACCAAGGTCACCAGAAGCGGCACCAGAGAATGCAGTGTTAGCTTCAGCGAATAATGCTTCTGTACCACTTTGTGAAGTATACTTTGACTTCATTGCGAAGATCAAACCAGTTGGTCCAGTCATTGGCTGTACACCAGCAATGTCATAGGCCATTAAGTTAGGCATTGAACGACGAACTAATGAGATCAAGATTGGATCCCAGTTATCAATACCAGAACCAGTTGCGTTAGCTGGAGCGGCTTCTTGCAAGTTAAAAGACTCATGACCACGCTGTTCAGCGAGGGCTTTCTCTGTGTTTTCTAACATTACTGCGGTTACTGCGCGGCGATGTGCATCTTTAAATGCAGGCGCCTGGTCGGATTCCATGATAGGAGCCCATTTTTCCATAAGATTTTTATCAGCGTTAAACATTTTTGTTTACTCCGTATGTGATTAAGTATTTTGTTGCTTAAGGGCGTTTAGATAACTTTGCATACGTGGCGACGCTGATACTTCTTCTTCAGCGTGATCATGTACTTCAGTTAAGTCTGTATTGCTTACAGCCTTTGTTTCTTTGAAATATGTTTCTTTGATTGTATCAACTTTTGCAGTAAATGCATCAGAAGAATCATAAGTAACATCTTCAACAAGAGACTTAAGCTTTTCAGCTTGTGCTTCGCTTAAACCGGTTGCAGATTCACGAACGATAGCAGAGCGAGTAAGTGTATTAACTTCTCCTGCTAAAGCAATGTTCTTCTGCTCAGAAGTGTTAACAGCTTCTTCTAGGCTGTCTACCTTATTAGCAAGTTCATCGACTAGGTCGACTTTGCTAGCAGGTACATCAACATAGTGCTCAGTGAATACACCGTGCAATGCTGTCATAAAGCTTTCAGCAACTTCGGTACGTAGACCGTTTTCTACTGCAATCTTATTATCTTCCATCCAGCTTTCAACTACGTAGTTGAGGTAGCCATCGACTTTCTCGACCATTTCAGATTGAATACGATCAGTCTCTTCAGCTAGTTCATCTGAATAGTCACTTTCTAAACGCTCAATGCTTTCAGAAAGTTTAGACTTAAGGGCAGCTTCAAAAATAATTGCGGCTTTACCTTTAAACCCTTCAGATAGTGTTGCTTCAGATTCAACTAATGCATCCAAATCTTGCTCGAAGTGACCTTCAGCTACTGTATCAGCAACATCAGATTCAACGCCTTCAGTGTGCATTTTATTATATGCAGCTGTTAGCTCTTCTTTTTTCATCTTAGACATTTTGTCATACATGGCGTTAACCATACCGGCTTTAGTCTTCGGTGCTGTTGCTTGCTTAGGTGCAGATTTTTTAATATCCGCTCCAGCTTCATCAGCAGCCTTTTCACCATCAACTTCAGGTGCGACTTTGGCCTCGTCCAGGTGATCCCCATCAGAAACTTCAACGTTCTCAAGGGTCTCATCTTGGAGTGCTTCTACGACGTCTTCGATATTTTCGTTATCAGACATAATTACTCCTATTGAGTTAAAGTTTTGAGAGGAAATCTTTGAAAACCTTCATCTGGACATTAGACATATCTGATGATTTAGCTTCTTTGATCTCAGTCTCGTACTGTTCAATTTCTTGTGCTTTTAGGATACCATTATCCCAAACCCAATCAACTCCCTCCATGATGCCATTAACAAAGGCTTCAGGAGCTGAAGGATCCTGTACGATGTCTATAGTTGAAAGGATAAAATCCTCACCAACCATATTAACACCGTTACGTCTCACAAGACTACCCATTCCACGACTCGAAACACCAAGCTGAACACCGCCTTCCATCAAACCTTTTACAATTTGACCCATAGGAGTATTCAATATTAGTGCCTTACCCATCACATTATTACCGTCCCAAGTGAGCTCGGTAATACGATGAGATACTTTATCCAAATTAACGGTAGGACCTTCAGGGTGATTCAACTCACCTACTGCCCGACCTTTGGAAACTTGTTCGGCAGAGTATTTACTCACTGCCTTTTCTAAAATTGCCTTAGGGTAAATCCGACCATTGCGGTTCTTCCCTTCAGCTTGCATGAAGATACCTTGAATAGTAGCAGATTTTTCTCCGTTAGCTTTCGCTTCGGACAAGTATTCTAATCTATTATCAAGATGCTCTGTAATTAACTTCATGCTATTAACCTCTTGGTACTGCTAAACTAGTTAATTTAACACCGGCATTTGCCGCGAATATTACCTCAGTTTGCTTTTTATTAATGATGACATGTTCATCTGACATGATAGTAAAACTACCAACGACTGTCCCACTTTGCGCTGTCACTAATGTAACAAGATGAGCAGCGGCTGTAGTATTTATAACACGAATATTAATTCCAGCTGATACAGTAGAAGCAGTACCCGTTGTAGTTGGAGCAGCAATCTCTACACTTAGTGGCCTGATTTCCATTTATTTCCCCATCAACTTAGTAAAATCTTTAATAGCTTGTTCAGCTTCTTTTTCTGTTTTAAATGTGTCTAATGCTTGTCCATCAATCGATGCAACAAACTTAGAACCTTTGGCTTTAATTTCAGCAGTGTATTTACCTTTACCTACTTTAAATTTCTTAGTAGCTTCAGATACGGTATTAGGTTGTAACCTGAATTCATTGAACTTCATCATTGAAATCTTCATCCTCTGTTTCTACTGAGGTACCTGTCATACCCTGAGCTATAGCGATCTTACGATCATCCATCGCTCCATTAATTTTACCTTGCATAAGTGCAGAGAACGTGTTATTCGCATCGTTACTACTATCACTTTTTAATGCATTAATTAAATCATTTACATCAGTCATATTACTCTCACCTTTCGTTTATTTATACAAGTTCATTTTTACACTTCTTCTTCGGTATCATTCATACCTTCAGCATCAATCTGTTTAATGATGTCTTCAATATCTTCGTCATTTTGCATTAACACATTTTTACGAATCCACTCAACAGAATAGTAACGACCTGCGTACTCATCAATTTCGCGTAGTGTACCTAAACGTTCTCTTAATAGCTCAGCATCTTTTAACTCAGAGAAGTGGTTATCCTTCAAGAAGTCTACAGATATATCTGATCTAATATCTTCCCATTCTTCATTGGTAACAATACCCTTAAGAATAAGCTGAGTCTTTAGAATATCAATGAATAACGCAGAGAATTTCTTACGTAACCTATTAATAAACTTCTGAAACTTAAGTTCATCCCGTGAGATCTCTGTAGATCGACCAAGGTTAAACTGTTGCTCTTGCTCTAAACGACCACTTGGTACATTAAGAGACTTATATAGCTTACGACGGAAGTACTCGATGTCATCAATCTGTCCTAGGTTTTCGCCACCAGGTAGAGTAGAAATCTCAGTTCCACGACCACCTTCACGACGTGGCAACCAGAAATCTTCGAGCATTGACATATGCTTCTTGTCATCTTTCATATCACCGGTTTCGGCATCGTAAACCATCTTGTTACGATATTTAGCCATGATGTTACGAAGATATTCTTCTGCCTTACCCTTTGGAAGGTTACCTACGTCAATATAAAAGATACGACGTTCAGGGGCACGAGCAAGACGATAGATTACTAATGAATCTTCCATCATTCGAAGCTGATTAACTGGCTTCAAAGCTTTGTGTAAATGTGATAATATTTTCTTACGACTTGGATCTAATAGACCAGAGGTAACGTATGTAACTGCATCTTTAGCAATCTTTAATCCTTGGGCTTTTGATCCAAGCGATTCATTTTGAAAGATAAAGTACTCTGTAGAACCTACGATGATTTCAGCACCAGTCTTAGGATCTTTTTCCTTTTTCAGTTCACGAACTTTGCGGATCTTTGTTGGATCTATTGAACGCAGTTCTATTAAACCGTTCTTAGGATTTGCTTCATCAATGATCTTATGATAGTACAAACGACCATCTACATACCATCGACGGAATATGTCATGACCATACCAGTTCATATTAAGCATTGATATTACATGCTCAAATTCCTCGTTGATCATTTTCTTGATTCGATCAGGCTGATCTAAATCATTCATAATTAGTGATACTGGGGAAGAGTCATCATCAGAAACAATTGCTTCGTTAACAATGTCTTCAACTGCGGCATCACATTCAGTATGATGTGAAATATCACGATACTTTAGAATTAGATCTTTTTCAGACTTTGTTTGGTCTCCATTAATATCAACATATTGGCCAAAGTGACCACCGGCATTGATAACGTTACCAATACCCTCATCTTCATCCATAGGAGCAACAAACGATGCGCGCGTGCGATCATCCTTCTCTTGATCCTTTTTCTTTATTTCAAAACCAAAAAAGTCGGCCAATTTACTATCCTCACAATAATCGCGAAGGAGATGAATCCCCTTCGCTTATACTGTTATTTATAACGCTTTAAGAAGTAGTGTTTGATTCCCAATATTGAACCTGAAGTTCAACAGTAAACTCTTCGATAACGTTTTCTGAATCGTATGATACATCGATTGCAGAGATGTTAGTCGGGAAAGTTCCACGGAAGTCATAACGCTTTACTACTTCGCCAGCTTTATTCAACTGTTCTACTACCATGTCAGCTTGATAATCGACAGGGTTAGTTAAACCAGTGTTTGCACTGTGTTGGTTAATACCATTCATCCAACGTTCGAACGCATCACGCGTTTCCATTTGAACGTCATTGATGATAGTCACTGACCATGGCTCAAATGTACGATCGCCTGCAATTTGCAATTGACGTCCACGGAACGGGATAGTGATTGGTGCAATGATAGAACCAGGAAGTTGAGCAGCTTTACACATAAATGATGCTAGCTCAACATTGCCCCCAGCATAACCGGGGAAGTTTAATGTAGCTTTAAATAAGTTAGCACGAGCACCACCGCCTGTCAACTTGGATTTAAAGTCATCAACGCCTAAAATAGCCATATTTAAGTCTCCTTATTGACCAATGATTTCAGAGAACTCAACGCCATTACGCGTGGCAACGAAGTTCAATGTAATAAAGTTAATCGAACGAGCAGGCTTAATGTATATATCGGCTACGAAACGGTTACCATCAATGACTGCACCAGTATTATTTGTAGCGTCACAAACAACTGAGAAATCAGTGATACCGCGTCGACCCTTTACATCTCGCAAGAATGGTTCAACTAGGTTGCGGAATTGCGCACGAGTGAACTCATCATTGAATTCAAACAGCTGGAACTTAGCAGCAGTACTTACCGCCTTTTCTAAAGTGATGAACAACCTACGAACGTTAATGCGATCAAACGCACTTGGACGAGTAGAGGCAGTCTTATCACCGTATAAAATAATACCTTCGCCAGGGAAGCTAACAATTGGATTAACGCGAGCTTTATATAGATCATCTCGTGCAGCTTTCTTAGGATTGAAAGCAATCTTAGTTACACCGCGGATTTGACCACGTGAGAAACCAGCAGGAGAGAACCATGCATCGGCAACGTTATCTGTGTTTGCACACAAACCAGCAATTGCACCTGAAGCTACAATCCAACGATATGTGTCATTGTACTTATCGTACACATATAAAGAAGTTGAATCGAATACTGCATAAGATGAAGAAGTAAGGGCATCGGCCCAAGCTTTCACGTTAGCAGCTGCTGAATCGTTATTAACTGTTACTGCAACGGCAGGGGAAACAAACGCAACACAATCTTTACGGCCTTCGGCAATAGCGATCATGTAGTTAGCCATAGTCACATCATCTGCAGCTGAAGTTTCAGGACCAATTAGCAAGTTTACGTCGACAGTTTCTGAATCGTCATACATGTCATAAGCTGTTGATAATTCGCCAACTGTTGGAGCGTCATCTGAAGTACCACCAGTAAGTGATACCGTGATTGCAGCAGAACCAGTAACGAATGCGGAACCAGCCGCGGCATTAACAGCAGAACCTGCATCAGTTAATGCTGAGGTGTGAGCACCCCAACGAACATATGCAGATGAGTTGTTAATTACGTTTGCGTAGTAGTTATCAGTACCATCAGCTGCTTTAGCATCTGAGGCTTGAGAGACGAATGCAAATGTTTCTAGTACTGTACCAGCGGCGCCAGTGATGGCTCCATCTTCGTCTAGAACTACAATGTGCATTTCATCAGCGGTATCACCACTATTTGCTACTGAATATGCAGAAGTACTAGGAATTGCATCAAAGCTAGAAGCATATGCCCATGCGGCAAAAGCTGTTGCATCTGCAGGGCAGACTGAAACTTGTAATGAGTTACCTAATACACCAGGAAAGCGAGCAAGGAATGTATCTGTACCACCGGGCGTTACAGATGCAAAATGCTCGTCGTTTTTAACCAAAAGACCGGTACCAGAAGTAGTAGCGTTAAGGTTGCCTGTTAATGCACGAACTACGCGCAACGAATTGCCATACTGCAAGAACTGCGCAGCTGGATAGAAATATTTAGCGGTGTTTGCGTTAGGTTTGCCGAAAATATTAACTAGTGCTTGTTCCGAACTAACTGTTGTAATCTCTCCAACCGGGCCCCACTGGAATGCTCCAGCGATCGCGCCAATAGATGTAGATACAGCAGGAACAACATTAGTCAAGTCAGTTTCTTTTACCTGCACACCAGGTGAGACTTGAAATGCCATGTATTTTCCCCTTCATTGGAAATTAATAAGTTTTCATAATAAGATGTTTTCACTAGCATTATTTATATATATACAGATTTAGAAGAATGCGTCCTTCTGTGCGAACCATCTGTCTCCACCTTCTACGATGGATTCAACTTCTTCTATAATGCCATTGTCATAAACACCAAATGGGACTACATCGTTTTCAATCATTCTTTGTTGTTCTGCATACATCATACTCTTCATATCAATATCAGTCATTTCACCGAAGAAGGGAGTTGCAGCAAACCATCCAAATAGAACTAAGTTCATCATCAAGTCATCGTGATTACCTGTTGATGCTTCATAGGAAGAACCTGATGCTACGAATGTAGACATTTCTATGATTGTATCTTGATCAACAATAGATAATTGACTTTGTTCTACAAGATCTTTGATGTTTGAACAACCAATGCGCTTGACCTTTCTAGTCATAGTCACACCAATTGAGTTAGCTTTTATCATTGATTCAACGAACACATTTTCGTATTCTAAATCATAATATAAGCCATTACATACGACAGCGCCTTGGTCATTAGATTCAATGATTACATACGCGTCATTATATGTTTTAGCATACTTATATATGATGTCAGGAAATAGCAGTGGTGAGATCATATTATCTTTA